AACAGACACAGTTACTTTTGCATCATCGGGTGGAGGAGGCGGAGGAATATCATTAACAGATTTAAGTGTAACAACTGCGTCTGCTTCAGGAGCTGGTAGTTTAGCTTATAATGATGGCACAGGTGTATTTACATTTACTCCTGCTGCAAGTGTAGCATCTACATTTGCATCACTATCAGATGTAGCTAGTTCAGGAACAACAATAGCTGATGTGTATTTGCCTGCAATTACTAAATTAGTGGTTACTAATATAGGTACATCGGCATACTTGTTTGATCAATATGCTGATAATAACGCTACAATATATGTTATAAGCGGAACAACTATTGCATTTAGAATTACCTCAGGCGCCAGTCATCCTTTCCAAATTCAAAACGCAATTGGTACAGCATATAATACTGGACTAGTACACGTATCAGATAGTGGCACTGTTACAACAGGTGCTGCTGCTAACGGAGCAACTAGCGGAGTGTTGTATTGGAAAGTTCCATCTAGTTTATCAGGCGGGTATAGATATCAGTGTACTAATCATGCTGCTATGGTAGGATCGATTTTTATTAAATCTATAGCAGCTATTTAAACTCTAAGTTCTTTAAGTTTCTTATCAAGTGTTTTTCTAATAACAGCAATGTCTTGCCTAGCTTCAGGTGCTCTGTCAGCACTAGTGGCTTCAAATGCTAATTGACCATGAAGCTCATCTACTTTTTTAACTGTAGTAATTAACTTCTGTAATAAATTATTGCACGAAACAGCAGCTTCGGTATTAGATATTTGGTCAATTCTTTCTTGAAATTTTTGTACTTCATTTAGAAAGACCGGTGCTTCAGATAATGTTAGCATCTTTGTTTAACTCCAAAATAGTTTCTATCTTTGTTCTAATTAGACTATTATTTAATGTATTCCGTAACCCGGTATGTAGGTTCTTGGGTAGGTAATTTAAATCACTCCAGCAAAACGTAGCAGTATTGATTGTTAAAAATTCGTGATCAACTAAACACATATATGTTCCGTATTCAAACCCTTTGTCTTGGCTAAGATATAACTCAATAGGTACAATCTTACCTTTAGCAAACTTACCTTGTAACTCTGTACTATCGTCAATTACTGAAGTTTTCTTTGCAAAGGTTGGTACGGTCCACTTCTCGTTTTCTAATATAAGAAGTATACGTTGGGTGTCTAATGAAAGATATAATAAGCCTGCTCGTTTCTGCATAACGATACTTAGCTAGGGTTGGGGTCTATTCTCCAGAATCCTGATGAATATTCTCCCTCGAAAGATTTTAACCATTCAGTTCCTGTCCACTTGTATTGAATACCTGTTTTTAAATTTTGGAAGTATGTTGGAGCAACAAGTGTGTTTGGATCTTTTAGTGTAATCCAATCTGTACCATTCCACTCAATAATAGAGTTTGCTACAATAATAGGATCATTACCAGTTGTGCCTTTCCATGCATCAGCTCCGTCATACGCTTCGTTGTACGGAGTTTCACGATAACTTTGTCCAACATTTTCACTATCGTTAACGTCATCTAGAACAAGGTATCTTGTACCTAACGGAATAGCACTATGACTTCCCCAGGTTGTAATTGGATTAAACTTATATGGATCAATAATTGCATCAACTGTAGATTTTGCAGCAACACCGTTAACTGTAGATGCAATGCTTGTATTAGTTGGAATTGTATCTTGATCAAATGTTACAAGTAGTACTTTTGGATTTGACGGATTAATAGCAAATGAACCAACCATTTCAAATCCGGTGGGCTGCATAAAGTATATTCGAGATCCAGCTTTGTATCCGCCTAGTTTATCTATAACAGCAGTCCAATCAATTTCGGTAGTTTTACTTTTTATTTCTTTTTGTAATCCTAACGAATTAACAGCTTCATCATTATCTATAATAGTTAACTCGTAATCGTATGCTTGATTATTATTTGCTTTAAACAATAATACTCCATAACGTGCATTAGCGTATATTGATGCTTGTGCTGATGATGCATCATAAATTAAATCACTTAAATTTGTTACATCGCCGGATTCTGTAAAGATGTTTGCAATAACACTTCTTACAATACCAAGTTTTTTAACTTTAGTAGGAGGCGAAATATAAATTGGCATTGTAAAATCTAATGAGCAAATATCAACATCACTATCAACCCCAACAGGAATAGCACGTGAACTAAAATTAGTAGATACTAAATCAACTACACTTAAACTTGTCCAATCAATGTAGTTGTCTGTAGCTTGAATAGCTAATGACGGATTAAATAATACTAACATTTGTTCTAATAGTTGTAATTTTTGATCTGTATTTGAAGTCCAAATATCTGCTTTCATGTTTAACATAAATGGAGTTGGTAAAAGTCTTTCTACAGTATAGGCATTACCTTGCGCTCCTGTATACTGAGCTACGTTATTTTCATCAAAAGAAAAATCTCTTTCTCTAACACTTAGTTTACTAACAAATGTTGGATCAGATAATCTAGTCTTGTCCATTTCCATGCCTGTAATGTAACAAGCTATTCTTGGAACTGTTGGCAATTTGTTTTCAGAGTTTTCTCTAATTAATGCTGCAACTTGTCTTGAAAGGTCTCCGTACATAACTGGCACTGTTTGCTCAGACTTATCGCCTGCTTGATATTTAAAACCAATAAAGATTCTCATAAACTGAGTTACGTATCTTCTTATTTGGCCGTCATAAAAGAAATCCATTATTCGTCTGCCTCAGGTCTAAGAGCTTTACTCAAGCTCTGTTTTTCTGCTACTTGTTTTCCACCAATGCTATTAACTGTAGTATTGTTGATAAACGAATCCTTGCCTTTGTTAGTTGCAGCATCCTTACCAGCAAAGTCAGCACCAACAGCTACATCGCTTGGCCCTAAATTACTCATTGTTGTTCTTACATCATCCTCAGTTTTTCTCCAACGTACTCCGTCGAATCTAAACAAACGTGTAGGTTTGTAATCTGTACGTAAGTGGAATTGTCCTTCCATAGGATTTAGAGGAAATGCAATACCTTGTGTAAACGGCGCACCGTTTTCAGGTAATCCATCACCAATAATATAACCCGGATACGCATTACCATCTGGTGTTTGGTATACTGTATCAGCGGTTATTGCCATGTAAATTTCGTTGCCTTGATCATCTAATAGTGTATTACCAGCAGTATCAGTAGACGGAATTAATAAGTCATTGCTATCAGCTGTGACTAATTCTGTATTTCCTTTAATGTCTTGCTGCATGGTATAGAACTTAGTAGTGTCATATCCTGATTGCGGAACATCAGCTTCTGCTTGATTAAGAACTGCTTGAGTAATCTGCATTTCTTTTTCATACGTACTCATAATATCTTTGAGTGTATCTGCAAGTTTGTAATGTGTTTCATTTGGTGGTTGAATGTTTGTACATTCTGCAAGTACTGTATACTTTTCACCGTTTGGTGCAATAACAATATCACCTGGAAAGTAAGTTGACTCTGCGTTCCACGTACCTTTTAAACTTTCAACATCTGCAATACCATCGAGTATTTGTTTAAACTCTTGTGAGTCAACAAGTGGTTTACATTTTGCACGATATAAGTGTGGATACCATGTATTTGAAAATCCTTCAGCTGCTCTGTTTACATCTTCAACAACGTAAAAACGTTTTAGAGCGTAGTTAAGATCGTTAAGAGCATGTTCGTCATCTAAATGAGGAAGCTCAATAACATCTCCTGATAATAATTTTCTTCCTAGTTTCTCAACAGTATCGTTAATATGAAATGTTACAAACACTGTATCGTTTTGTAAAAATAAACCAAATTGGCTTAAATTAAAATCAATATCTTGTACATTGTATACACCACGCAATCTATAAATGTCTGGATCGTATTTTCGATCTCTGTTTTCTAAGAACAGCATGTCCTGAATATTTGTAGGATCATCTTGACTGTATACTGGTGTAGACGGTGTGTTTTCCTGTGAGGTACCCGGTCCTATGTACTTGTGTAGAAGCACGTCGGTTCCACCCACTTGGAACATCTCCCAAACGGTTCTATCTTGAAATTTGTAATCGTTGCCCTTTTCGGGTCTATATAAACTAAGTCTTGGCATGGTATAACTATTTACCTAATCTATCTCCAACGGATAAATACTTATATGAGCCAAATAGAAACTGCAAAACAAGAAGTTTTTGATTACTGTAAAGCCATGCTAGGTGACGGTATGATTGATGTTGAATTAGATCCTGTTCATTACGAAACAGGACTAAAAAGAGCATTGGGTGTTTTTCGTCAACGTAGTGATAATGCTGTAGAAGAAAGCTATATTACTCTTGCACTTGAAAAAGATCAAAACGATTATATATTGCCACATGAGATACAGCAAGTAAGACAGATATTCAGAAGAAGTGTAGGAAGTCGAACAGGTAACGGTTCCGGCGGAACAGTGTTTGAACCGTTCAACCTTGCTTATACTAATACATATTTGCTAAGTTCAACTAACATGGGCGGACTTGCAACTTATGAATTATTTGCACAATACCAAGAACTAGTTGGTAAGATGTTTGGATCGTTTATTAACTTTACTTGGAACCCTCAAAGTAAAAAATTAACTATTATGCAGAGACCAAGAGGATCTGAACAAGTACTTCTTTGGGCGTATAATGAAAAGCCAGATCATATTATTTTAGCAGATGTGTATGCAGGACAGTGGATTAAAGATTACACATTAGCTAATTGTAAAATTATGCTAGGACAAGCAAGAGAGAAATTTGCAAGTATTGCAGGGCCACAAGGCGGAACAGCACTTAACGGACCATCCATGAAAGCAGAAGGATTGGCAGATTTAGAAAGATTAACGCAAGAGCTTATTACATTAGTTCCGGGCGGATCTGGTTACAGTTGGATTATTGGATAATGAAAGCATCTGAATTTATGTGGGAAGACGAAGAACTATACGATGCTATGGTTTGGGGCAGAGGAAAAGCAACTGCAAGAGGCGGATCGGTTAAAATGAAGTTCCGTTGTCCGTCGGGTCCAAGAAAAAGTAGACAAGTTTCACATCCAGCTAAATGTTGGGATCATCCTAACGTAGCACAAGCACAGCGTATGAAAACTACTAGAGCTAAAACTAGTGTGCAACAAGCTCGACGTCAGAGCAGAACCAAAAATATCAATACAGCTACTAAATTGGTAAGACGCTTAAACAAATTTAAATAAAATCTCTTGACAATTAGTTTATAACCTAGTATAATGAATACATTACATTAGGAGTAAACAATTTATGATTATAGGCGTATGCGGTTTTATTGGTAGTGGCAAAGATACTGTTGCAGATTACCTTGTAAATTTCCATGAGTTTAGACGAGAAAGTTTTGCTAATACACTTAAAGATGCAGTGTCAGCTGTATTTGGCTGGGACCGTACACTAGTTGAAGGGCGTACAAAAGAAGCACGTGAATGGCGAGAGCAAGTAGATCCTTGGTGGGCAGAACGACTAGGTATGCCAACATTAACTCCTAGATGGGTACTTCAATATTGGGGTACAGAAGTATGTCGTAAGTCTTTTCATGATGATATTTGGATTGCAAGTTTAGAAAATAAGCTACGTAGCAGCAAAGATGATGTTATTGTTAGTGATGTACGATTTCCTAATGAAGTTACTGCTATTAAAAATCAAGGCGGTAAAATTGTTTGGGTACAGCGTGGTAGATTGCCTGAGTGGTACGAGAGTGCTGTTCAAGCAAACAAAGGATCAAATCTCCATATAAACGAAATGAAAATTAATAAGATACATGCTAGTGAATGGGCATGGGTAGGAACAGAGTTTGATCATATTATTGAAAACGATACATCAATAGACGATTTGTACTCAATTATTAAAAAGTTAATAGTCAGCAGTTAAGTCGCCCTGTTTCCATTTTATACCTTCTTTAGTCAAAACACTAATACAGTTTGCACATACAGTTTTTAGATTACTGTGTCTGCAATTATTTAAATCACCGTCAATGTGTAGAACTCTAAACACTTCTTGATGCGGTGATTTAAATCCGCATTTGTCACATTCAAGTTTCTTTTTATATCCTGCACGAGCCCAACGAGGCACGCCAGCGTACAGCCCTTTGTTGTTGCACACTTCACACAACGATCTATAATAGGTTGTGTTTCCTTTTTTATAATTTACAGCACGTGGCCGTATTCCGCACTTACATTGTGGTCTCATAATAGTATTTACACCTTTTCTGCCCCTTTTAAGTGGTATTAAACCCAGTGATTTTTAAAATATATACTAAATACAATTGCAACAAGTTTACGTAATAGACTGATACAAAATATTACCAGGAGATAATAAAGATGGCACTAACATCACCAGGCGTAGAAGTAACAGTAATAGATGAGAGTATGTATACCCCGGCTGAGCCAGGAACAACTCCGCTAATTGTTATTTCATCATCGCAAGATAAATTAAATGCAGCAGGCACGGCAACAGCCGCAGGCACGCTGAAAGCTAACGCAGGTAAAGCATATAAAGTTACC